GACACTTTTAAAATTCCGTGAAGAAGTAACCGGCACTGGCCAGTTACCGATCACGGTTCGATAAAACAGCCAGACAGACAATGTATATTGCCGGCTTTTAAAATAATATTCTAAAACTACTTTATAACAAACTAAATAAATTTACATATATTTTTATATTTTATTTTAAAGAAAGAAAAGAGGAGCTGGCGCAGCTCCGCAAGGGCTGAAGGGGCCCTTGAGTCCATTTTCTTAGTGTTTCTCGGAGATGGACAATCTCCTTACCCCACTTGTATTTAACGACTGTGTGGAGGGGCACATGTCGTGATACCGCTTCTTTCGGCACGGCTTGCAACAACCAGGCTGGCTTTTTGTTAAACCCCGCCAACTGGGATTGGGTTGACATTTTCCTCTTTCCACTAGGCAGGAGCTGGTGAAGCCCCGCGATAGAGAAGAGGAGTGCAAATGAAAAACAATAAGTTGAAGTCCTCCCCGATGCTCACAAAGTCAAGCAATGGGAAATGACCAGATACAGCAGGAGCAAACACGGAGACATTAAGCGACGGAGCACGATTTGTAACGTTTTTCGTTGTCGTCGGTACAAGCGTCTCTGTGCCAATGTTTCGTGTGTGCACATACTTGCGACTTGTATAGTATGGCACTTCTACCTCGAGTACGGGTTGATTAGTACTTGGGGTTAGTACTGTACCAGACAAACCGCGCCAGGGGTTATCTTGAAACCCCTCCGACACATTGTACGCGAAAGTTACTCCGTTTCCCGCGTCATAGGCGTCGTGGCTATAAGTCACTCCTCCAGGGCCACTATCTCCCAGGCTCGCTGCCAGCAAACCAGATCGATTGGGGCTCATGTGGACAAATTTGTGACGAATCCCTCCACGATAACCCAGAAAGCATGGAGCCAAGTGATTGAGCAAGGTATGGCACGCATAATTGTACGTGTCTCTTGCGCCAGCCACGGCTCCCCGGTAAGGTGGGAAACTGGATATTGTAAACCTGTTGACCGAATTTGCCGCGGCGTTAATTGTTGGGGAGAGTCCACAACTGAGATTGTACCTCTTAAGCAGTGTTCTAAAACTTACCACTGTTTCTCCAAATACAACCTCATCCACACGACTATCCACATTTCCTTCAGTTATGGGAGCATCTGCAATGACTAAAGTAGGGTCAACGCCGCTTTCCGTAATAATCTCGGACGTAGATACGAACCGGTTTTCCATTATCTTTTCTGCACAAGGCATAGCAACACGGAAATCCTCTCCCGCACTAACGTACACATTCACGTACACCACATTAGTAGCAGTGGGCTGAATTGTGGACAACTCATTCAGCACCATAACAGCCAAGGTCCCATTGTCCTGCTCAGAGGAGACTGATGAGAACGTTGTACCATAGATAACACCATCCTCAGGTTGCCTGGTATTTTCCAAATAAGGCTGGGCAGCACCGTATGGTACCACGACAGTAAAGTCTCGTTGTTCCGCAATATCCAAGACGACACTGAAGTTACGGTTGAATGGGGCAGTGAGAGAATATAGCAGGGGGTCCCAGACTATACGCAGCCTACCCCGATGAAACGCCGAGGCAACAATCTCAAATCTATATTTTATAGATCCACGCCAATACCTGAAAGGTTGGCTAAAATAAGCTAGCGGTGTCAGGGCATACCCACCTGGAGACAAAGAGCTTGGGGCATGGTACATAGGGTTGACTCCAAATGCCATCAGTCTACTATCAACGCCATTTGCGGCATCCCAATAAAAAGTGGTCAGATACCCTTCCTTGCCCACCAGATTGGCCAACTGCATCTCGTCGCCCGTGTCAACCCCTATAGGACTTGAATCTATACAAACTTCTTGGCGGCCATACAAGGACATCTTTTGAGCCGTCTCAGGTACATCACAGTTTGCAAGTGACCCAAGAAATCGAGGGACAAACGCTTCAGGTGGTTCTAGCAAAGGAGGTCGAGAGTACCCGAACATCTTAGCAACGGACGCACCTGCTCGGCTCACAATCTCAGTAGCCTTAGAAAAAGGCCCAATCACAGGCAGACCAGATGCGGCAGCTGCCACATTGGCCACAGTTGTCAAAGTGCCGGAAACCGATAAGGGGTTAGACTTCGCTGTCTCATATTCATCGCTCGACTTGTTTTCGTCCTTACCACGTTCAATGACTTCTGACGTTGAAGTGGGCAGATACAACTCAACATCCTCCATCCATGCTACTAGTGTGACCGTCAAAGGATCAACACCGCCGTTTGCGTGTGCTAATGCGTTCAGGTCATGTACGTATAGGTAACCCATGCGTGGGAGCATAGCCGTATCAGTAAGATCGATCCAGTCGTTAGAAAGTAGCATGGGTAATTCCATGGTCGCCCCTGTCGTTGTCGTAGCATCAAACGATACATGTGGTTTCTGCATGATCTGAATCCACTCTGCAGAATCAGGCACCGAAGATGCCGTAAACACGTTATCTTGCAGAGGGAATGGCGTGTAATGCATGACAAGTTTGCCAAAATACATCGAGTTACCGTTTATAAGGAGGCGCACAACCATCTTCCCACGGAGACGGGCGAAATGGCTTATCTTTTCACTCACCGTAGGATCAGTCAAAAACCTTTCCCAAATGGCACTGACTTGGTAAAAATTAGTACCAGGGGTCCATGTGTCAGTAAAAATCCGGGTGGGACGGGACAATATAGATGCCAAATTGCCATCAGTCTCACCTGGACGTCGCTCAGTCCCATTGGACGTGAATTGATGAGAATTCTCACGCAATCCCGATGTATCGTAAAATTTCAAAGTATTACATAAAGTTTCAGTAAGCGGTTTGTTGTCTAAATGCGGAGTACAGGTGCTCATTCTGCCTCCAGACCTTGTACGTTGGTAAATACCACTGAGACGGAGTTGTACGACTCCTCCGTCTTGAAACTTTCTGGGGCTTTCACATCTCCCCCTCGCAACTTCCGATCTCGCAATCTTGGAAGTAGAAATACAAGTGGACAATTTTTCGCGAGCAAAAACCGTCCACGCATCGTCTTCAAGCGAAGTTTCCCAAAAGGGATCTACGCTTAATTGACTTGGGCCAATCTTGGAAAATAATTGGTCAATTGGGTCTCCTTCTACCAAGTGTTTGTATGGCACTTGCCCAGCGACCTCTTCCTCTTGACACAAAGTGTGACAAAATTTTTTCCAGTACTCCAACCCATCAAATTGGCGCTCGAGACACTCCGCGGCAACGGAATACACTAAAGAACGCACACGATCTGGAGCCTTGCTTCGGGTCCACACGATTCGCTTGTTAATGCTATCCCATGACAGAGGGGCATATACCTTAAGCGGTCCTGGAACCCAGAGCCGCTTCAAAAACTCAGCATCTTCAAGCGACTGATAAATATGCATCTCATCATTTTTGTCTGTGTTCGTGTAAGTCATACGAAAACTACCCATTGTGACGGCAACCGATTGGAAATTGTATCTTGGCTCTTCACGAACTGCAGCATTGTTATCATCTCCATACACAATCAACGCCACATGCGAACGGAAATCACTTATTGGTCGTTGAGTAACAACCTTCCACACCACCCTCATGTATATCTGATTCAAGATAGAGCTCAACTCAGCAGTTAACGGCACACCTGACATGACCCACCCAACAACTTGCAACCATGTACCATCAAACGCCAAGAACGATTGGCCCAGACTTTCAACAAGCGTGCGTGCCGCCAGCTTATCAACGTCCGAATAAAGCGAGCTTTCATCTATAAGATCTAACAACACTTGCATGGCACACCGGACAGCATCTGCATTGTGAGACATGTCAAAAGAACTATAATCCCCCGCAATCACCGCTTCAGTGGAGTAAGACGCCAAATATGAGTAAATATCAGACCAATCTTTTCCATATGCATTCGTCCCGATAGCAATCTCTGCATGAATAGGGTTTGCTTTGAGTGCCTGTAAAACGGGACAAAAATATTTCCGAACTGCCATAATCACGTTCATCGATGCGGCATAAAAAGTTCGTGGAACTTTCCCAATCCTTAGTGCCTCGTCCTTCTTTGTGGCAGTAAACAAACAGGCAACGGGGATCCCGCGTTCCAAACAAGCTATCATCTCATCAAATGACCGCTGTTGAACAGGTGTTAGGCCGACGAACACTTGCTCGCCATTACTATCCGTCTCGAATCTCATGAATTGCGATTTCGGCCCAAAATGTGGACACCCAGCGGAAGTATTTTGCTCCATGTGGTCAATGTGGTCTTCGCCTGGTATACCACATACGATTTGGTTTAGTGTCAACGGAGGGTATATCACTCTGCATTTTTCTCGAATTTCCGCTGATCTAATTTCTGATGCCTCAAGAAGCAATCCCAAAGGGAAAGTAGACACTCCGTCCTCCATCTTATTCCGAGTCTTGCTATAATCAGTCCAATTCCCAGCTAACGCTGCAGGCCCAAAGGTAGCCAACGTCGGGTTGTCGACAAACATGTGCGCAACCTCACTTAGTCGCGTGTTCGACTTTGCTTTTGTACGACGTTCGCAATTCGCAAGAGGTACATGGACACACTTTTCCATATACCGAACATGCGCTTTTGGATGGATACCTCTTGTGGAAATAACGACATCTTCTACGCTTGTGGGCAACTCTGCGGAAGCATCAAAGTCTGAACGTAGAGTATCTCGTAGCATTTGGACACACTCAGCTATCAAGTTGTTAGTGACAACTTGGAAATACCCGACACTCCCTTGGTTTGATGCCAAAGATATACCCATTGGAGCGTTTCGCTCATAATCTAGGACAACACTTCCGCTTGTACCGACATCCACACTGGACCCATCTATAGTTCGGTACATTGTTCCGATAAAATCGGCTCTGTCAGTTTTCACACGCTGTGATCTAACTAACCTAATTTCGCGACGATTACCGCCTGAAAACAAAAAGGCCGGTCTATCACCAACTATGAAATTCACCGGAAAGTAATTTGCCAAGCTCTTTGCAGTCCCTAAATTGCGAGATATAATGAGCACTAAATCACCGTCCAATTGCCGCAAAGATACGTCGTCGAGAATGACCTGGGCCTCAACAATAGTCCCTTGCTGCTCTCTCATAACGTGTAAACACTGTCCAACTGAGACTGCGTGTTTTGGTACCAACATGGCAAACGACTGTATCATCAAACCCTCGAAGCGCTCAATGCGATCTTCCGTTCTAATTTCGGCTCTTCGTCTATTCTGATCGACTTTTGAAAGTGTGTCAGCAGTGTCTGCACCTTGGACGCTCGAACCATGATGAACTGAGCCTGGGTTTGTTTTCGTCCAATAGGCGGTACTTTTCTTGGCACTCCTTAGTGTACGCCAGGCCACTAGCACAACACCAATCAACCCAATAGCAAGACAACCTTTCCTCACCACTTTGGCTGGGTCCGGCACAATGCGACGGTACAACCGCCTATGCGTACAGTAAGTTACAAATTCCAGATACTTTCTGGCCAAGAGCCATCGCCTTTTCACTCGGCCCACTAGTGAGTCTGTGCAACCGTAATAAAACCACGCAGTACCACTGATACCAATCACTGCGAAGAAGAAGAAAACATATTGAAACACGTAGACACACCAGGGGTGAAGGCCCATGCAACTCATAAGCAAATAGCTCAAAGCGGCGGAACAAGGATCGCGTACCTTAGTCCAAGCCATATGCGTGCGGTTCAAAACAGCCGAGCATGGATCGCGCACTTTGCTCGCTATTTGGCCAAGCGTCAAGGAAGTGCTTGCCAATGCTGCTGAATCTTCGCAACGGCACACATTTGGGCACACACTGGCCAATTGCCCACGCGGGCAGTACTTGGAATTCTGAGAGACACTTTCCATAAAGCGCCGCTGCTGCTCTACGTGGGCGTCATAATCCTTCAGAATGAATTTCATGAACCCCGCAAAATCAAACACCTCCAC